GCTCAAACAGAAGCCGCAAGAGACTACACACAAGCAATCAGAGATCAGCAAAAAGCTATCAAAGACCTTGCCTCTGTTGATGCAGATTTCTCTGATGTAGTGAATTATGGAACTGCTGTAAACAGATTAGCAGAGCTTTACAGCCAAGGCTTTATCAGCGGGGAGAGGTTTAACGATCTTCTTGAAGATCAGAAAAGAGCCTTGTTAGATGTAAAAGACCCTGCCGAGGAGTGGAAGAACACACTAGAAACTCTTGCTGACACTATCAATGATCAAGTCACTCAGTCCATAACTGATATGATTTTTGAGGCTGAGAGTGCGGGAGATATTCTTGTAGGATTGGCTGATCAAATCGCAAGAACAATAACGCAGACTCTTGTGGTAAGGCCTCTGGTTGAAGGCATAACCGGCCAAGTTGGGAGTTTCTTCAATATTCCACAAAATGCAAACGGTGGCAACGTCTATGGAGGCGCACCTAGCATAGTAGGTGAGCGTGGCCCAGAACTGTTTGTGCCTAATCAAGATGGTCGGATTGTACCTAATCACAAAATGGGCGGCGGCGGTGATGTGACAGTCAACATCATCAATGAGGGCGGAGAGCCGCTAGAAGCACAACAGAGACAGACAAGACGTGGGCCTAACGGAGAAATGACTGTAGACGTGATGGTTAAGTCCAGCATGGAAAGGCTAGACGCACAGGGCCAGCTAGATGGAATCTTCCGTAGGCACGGCGCAGCAAGACAGGGGCAGTTTTAATGGCAACTTGGCCTAGCACACTACCACAAAGATTGCACCAACAGGGATTCCAGTATCAAGCGCCAGAAGGTGCGATCCGTACTGATATGGAGTATGGCAAGCCTTTCCAAAGAAGGCGCTTCACAGCAGCCGTAGAGCCTTTCTCTGGCCGTATGTATCTTGATAGCACTCAATACAGCACCCTCTTAGATTTCTGGCGTAACACGCTTGCTATGGGCAGCTTAGAGTTTGATTGGGTTCACCCTATTACAGAAGAGGCTGCAACCATTAGGTTTGTAGCAAGCGAGCCTTTTAGAATCTCAGTTGCATCTGGCGAGGTGTACACAGTCCAGATGAACTTTGAGGTGGTTCCCTAATGGCTCTTAGTCAAAGCGCATTACAAGCAATCCTATCATCAGCTACAGAGAAAGTTTTTCTTGAGTGCTTGACTATCTCACATCCTGATATATCCACTATCAGGCTTGTCAATGACACTCAAAATCTAACAAGAACATCAGGCGAGTTTCTTAGATTTCCTTTTGAGGTTTCTGCTGCTACTCAGATTCAAGATAGACCTCCGGCTATAGACATTCGAGGCGATGCTGTAGATCAGACTATAGTACAAGGACTAAGAGAGCTTGCAGGAAAGAGGCAAAGAGCGGAAATAACTTACGAGATAGTCTTGTCTGATAGTCCAAACACAATAGAGTTCGGCCCAGTCAAGTTTGAATTTGACTCAATGAGTGCTGATTCTGCTACTCGTGTCACTGTCAGAGCATCATTTCTAAAGGGCGCACTTAACGATGCCTTTCCAGCAGGACAGTTTGCACCTTCCAATGTCTCTAGCTAAGTACAGGCCATTTGTAGGGGTTCAGTACGAACCCCCTCATGGCTGCTTCAGATTAGTTGCAAAAGTATTCCAAGGAGTCTACGGGATAGACCTTGGTAAGCAGGATGAAGGACTAGAGCAAGCTCAAAACAAAGACAGGACTGCTCGCATCCAGCAAAAGCTAGTCGAAATGACTGAGCAGGTGCAAGAGCCAAAAGAAGGCGATGTAGTAATTATTAGAAGTAGGCCGTTCCACATTGGGCTTATTATTCAGCCGGGCCTTATGCTACATGCTTACAACGGCGGCACCTCTTGCATAGAAGAGTACAGCGGCCCTCGTTGGAAAAATAGAATTGAAGGTTTTTACAGGTATAAGGGGTTTAACAGTTGAGCGTTACTGTACAAGCAAGCAGACATCCTCTAAAACCTGATTGGGTTTATGCAGATGTAGCCGCTAACCAAAGTATTTATGAGATAGCTGGTGGCGCTCCTGTAGCAGCTTATATTAACGGCAGAGAAGTGCCCGAAGAGCTGCACCGCCTTACTAAAATAAAGGAAGGCTCTCATCTTACACTGTGGCCTATTCCACAGGACGATGATGTAGTAAGAGTGACGCTCACAATTGGTGTTGCTGTAATCAGTGCTGGTATTGCCACAGGCGCAATTGGTGGATTGACAGGTTGGGCTGCTGCTGGTGCTGCCGCTGGTGTATCCATTGCAGGTAACTACGCTATCAACGCCCTTTTGCCGCCTCCAACTCCTGCACAACCAGATACGCCAGACGCATTTAATAGGTTGGAGTCTATCACTGGTAGTAGTAACCAAGTGGTCTCCTTTAAACCTATCCCGAGGCTTTACGGCACATTCAGATTTTTCCCGCCGATTCCTATGACGGCACGTCCTTATACCGAGATTAAGGGCGACGACCAGTTTCTCAGGATGTTCCTTTGCCTTGGGTACGGGCCTCTTGAGATTGGCGGAAATATCGTAGGAGAGGGTTACTCTAAGATCACAGAGCAAGATTCCCTTACAGGGACTCCAATCAGACTTGGTGAGACTGACATAGCTCAGTTTGAAGAAGTAGAGTACGAGATCGGCACTCCTGATCAAATGACTCTCTACTCCGACCAAATCATAGAGATTGATCCTGCCTTCTCTACCTCAGAAGATGATGATCGGTTGTCTGCTGTAAGAACAACAGAACCAAATACAGATGAGATCAGCATTGCACTCGCTGGCAGACTATTCTCTGTTAATGATGAAGCAAAGACCAGAAGCGGCACAGTTGTCTGGCGCATTGAGTACAGAGAGCTTGGAACATCTACTTGGATTGTAGAAGAAGAAAACTTTACAATCAGGTCAAGTAAGAAAGAAACCGTTAGAGAAGGGTACAGGTGGCGCGTTCCTCAAGGGCAGTATGAAGTCAGGTTGACTAGAAAGTCTACGTCTTTTGGTGCCAGCACTAGCACCTCTGCCGAGTTTTCTTGGAACGCCCTAAGGTCTATCCGTTCAGTGCAGCCTTTTGATGTAGATGGCACTGTCTGCATGGCGCTGAGAATCAAGTCAACTGACCAGCTTAATGGTAGAATTGACAATCTTTCTGTTCTGGCCACATCAGTTCTTAATGTCTATGATGGCTCATCTTGGGTAAAACAAGCTACCAACAATCCAGCTTGGATTTACGCAGACATTTGGACTGGCTCTGCTAATAGAAGACCAATAGATAAAAATGACTTAGATGTTCAGGCCTTAGTAGATTGGGCTGATTATTGTCAGCAAGAGGGTTTCGAATATAACGGAGTATTTGATTCTACAGGCACAACATTTAATCGTGCAACAGAAGTTGCAAGCACAGGACTAGCTAACTGGAATTTTACACCAGATGCAAAAGTTGGTGTAGTTCGAGACATACAGCAATCTGTGCCAAAAATGATTATCAGTCCTCGCAACAGCTTTGCGTTTAACTACGAGCTTGCCGCTGTTGAGGTTCCTGATGCGCTCAGAGTACGTTTTGTAGACGACAGCACTTGGGAAAACACTGAACGGCTTGTTTTCGATGATGGCTTTAACGAGAGCAACGCTACAAAATATGAAACACTAGAAGCAAAAGGTGTAACAGACCCAGACCAAGCGTGGAAGTTTGGCCGCTATCATATCGCACAGCAAAGGCTTCGCCCTGAGCGTTACAACTTCAAACAGGACGTGCAGCACCTTCGCTACCAGCGTGGCGACATGCTCACAATTCAGTACGACACGATATTAGTTGGTCTTGGTGCCGCAAGAATTAAAGAAGTTGTGTCTGACACAGAGATTGTTCTTGATGAGGTCTTCGTAGATAACAACCAAAACTACGGAGTAAAGATACAGCACTCTGACGGCTCTATTTCAACTGTTACTTGTACACTGGGATCAGGTGCCCTTAATAAGACAGTGTTTCTTGATAACGCTGTAACTAATCTAGGTGTTGATGATCTAGTTATTTTTGGTGAAGCTGGCAGAGAAAGCATTGATGTAAAAGTAACTGCGATTGAGCCAGAGGGCAACTTCACCGCTAGAGTTACAGCAGTCCCTGCCGCCGATGAAGTTGAGCAGGCAATTGAGGGCACTATACCTGATTTTGTTCCTGTCATCACAGAAGCTGTAAGCCCAGACAAAGTGCCTCCGCCTCAACCATCCATTGAAAATATAAGATCAGACGAAAATGCACTTTATGCTGATGATGACGGCTCTCTTAGAGTCCGTATGCTTGTTGAAACAAGTTTATCAGGATTCCCCGGATGGGATCAAAAGAATCAAATAAGGTTCCGTCCAGTAGGAGATAATCTTTGGGAGACAAGTGACCTGACCTCTCAATCTAACATCTCTATTTTTGATGTAGATGAGGGCGTTGAATACGAGGTACAAGTCAGAGGCGTTAAGGGGGCATTAGTATCTGCTTGGTCTGACAGTGTAACGCACACCGTTATAGGCAAATCTACCCCTCCACCAGATATTCAATTCTTTAACGTCTTGCAGAACGGAGAGACAGCAGTATTCCGTTGGCAGCAAGTAGTTGCACCTGATATTGACAGTTATGAAATCAGGTTCGGTGATCCTAACAACTCTACTTGGGAAGATTCTATTAGGATCGTAGATGCAACCAAGTCAAGCACAATCGCTCAGGCTGACGTTCCTCCGGGTAATTGGAAATTCTACATCAAGGCGCTAGACACTGCTGGTAATACATCAGTAAACGCCGCAGAAAGGATTGCAGAAATCACTACAGATTTTGAATCTGTCAGTGTTGTGAACCATCACCCTAATTGGACTACTGGCACTTACACTAATTTTTCTTTGTTAGGTGATTTTTTAGTTCAAGACGATGCGACGCAAGAAGCTATCTACGAGGCAGATGTCGTTGATTTAGGTTTTCAAGCAGTTAACTCTCGTGTTTGGGCCACGATTAACATCGGCGCTTCAACAGTTGAAAGAACTGAAAATTATGGTACAATAGGAGAGGAGGAACAGGTATTTATAGCCTACGGCTTAATTACTGATTCCGTTACAGAAAACCTCGATTACGGTGAGCTGCTAGTTAGCGCACCAGTATCTGATCCAAACATTTTCTACGAAGTTGCTTGGTCTGACGATAACGTCACATTCACTGATTGGCGTTCTTGGTCAAGAGGCTCTATCGATGCTCGTTATGTGAAGCAACGCATTAGAGTTGTTCCGACCGAAGATGTCAGAAGTATTAAAGTTCTTAGAGCGTTTACTACAGTTATAGACTTCTTCCCTCGAACAGAGAGGCAGCAAAATCTGACTGTTGCTCCCGGAGGGACTACCTTTAACTTCGATAGAGAGTTTAACAACCCGCCAATTGTTGTAGGAACAGTAGAGTCAGCATCTTCTTTGTATGTTGTCAGACGCGCAGTAACTACAACATCTGTGACTTTCTCTATATTGGATAGCTCAGGCAATGATGTAGGCGGGACAGGTTTAGATTACATAGCCACAGGCGTATAGGAGGCCATAGATATGGCAACAGAGTTAAAACTGCGAAGAGGCACAACGACGCAACACGCGACGTTTACAGGTGCCGAAGCAGAGGTAACAGTAGATACTGATAAAGATACCGTAGTTGTTCACGATGGCGCAACTGCTGGAGGCTACGCTCTCGCTAGAGAAGATGGGTCAAACGTAAGCGATTTTTCGATTACTGGCAGCCTTGAGGCGCTGGACGCATCTTTTACTGGCAACACAGCAGTCACCCTTCCAGATGGTACTAACGCACAGCGCCCCACCCCGGCTCAGGGCATGGTTCGGTTCAACACCGACACCACCCAGTTCGAGGGCTACAACGGATCGGCTTGGGGTTCGCTTGGCGGAGACCGTTGCCGGGGATAGCGCAGACATTCAGTTGCTGGCGGATAACATTGGTGACATTAACGCGAAGGTCAACAAGACCGGCGACACGATGACCGGTGACCTGATCTTTGACACGACCGGTGCTTTGACCCTGCCAGACGGCACCCAGGCACAGCGCCCCACCCCGGCTCAGGGCATGGTTCGGTTCAACACCGACACCACCCAGTTCGAGGGCTACAACGGATCGGCTTGGGGTTCGCTTGGCGGAGGCGCTACAGGCGGCGGGGCAGATCAGGTCTTTGTGCAGAACGATCAGGTGGTCACCAACGACTACACCATCCCCGCAGACAAGAACGCATCAACGGTCGGGCCGATCACCGTGCAGGACGGAGTTACCGTGACGGTCAGTGACGGCAGCCGCCTAGTAATTTTGTAGAGGACACAGACATGCCAACGACGATTACAGGAACGGACGGAGTTAGTCAGGTACAGAATGGGGCTGTGGAGAGCGGTGACCTAGCCGCGGGAGCCATCGGCAGTGGGGATTTGCCTGCGGGCAGTGTGATTCAGGTGGTGCAAACATATATTGCTGACACAGGAAGCATTGAAACTACCTCCCAGTCAGAAG